TGATTGCTACATTTCCGCTTTTGTATATAAAGTTCGAACCTATTAATTTTAAAATTTGTCGTTTTTTCTCTGGACTTGCCTGTATATACAGTCTATCAGCGGATTTGCAGAAATCTAACAGCAAGTTCGAACCTTCATAAAATTCTCTGCTTACATTGTTCAATGATTGCAATTTCGTCAGCAATTTATTCTGCTCTGCATGCCATTCAATGTTCTTTTCCTCAAAAAATTCTTCGGAAATTTTCCCGTCAAGTTTATCAATATAAAGTGAATCAAGCCGTCTTTTTATTGTCGCAATCTGTTTGTCTATTTTTTTCTTTTCTAATTCTTCGTACTCGTTTTTAGCCCTCTGCATGTCTTTTAAGCCGCTTTTTATTCGATTAAGCACATCATCAGGTAATTTATTCGCAATTCGCTTTACGAGGCTCACAAACACGTCGTCAAGTTCTTCTTGACGGACATATTCTTTTTTCGTTTTGCATTCACCGCCTCTTTTTCCCGTACAGTGATAATATATATATCTGCCTTTTTTGAGTTCTGCCGTAAATTGACAGCCGCATATTCCGCAAGTTATTAATCCTGTGTAAGGAAATACAACATTGTGACTGCGTGTTTTGTTTCCTTTATCTATCAAGGTTTGGACTTTATTCCACAAATCAACACTGATTATCGGGGTGTGTGATGCTTGATAAATAACCCCTTTAAGTTCCATTTTTCCGATGTAAATCGGACTGTGCAAAGTTCTTGCCAAAGTTGTTTTTGCAACCGTTTTTCCATTAATCAAAAATCCCTCTTCAGCAAGTTTTTCTCTTACGTCATCGAGTGATAAACCTTTGGCATACATCGTAAATGCACGCTTAACAAACGGTGCGGTTTCTATATCCGGAACAATTACTCTATGTCTTGTCGCCTTGTCATAAACATTCTTATAACCTATCGGAGCACGTTGCGGATACTCACCGTATTCAATCTTTTTGTTTCGTCCTTTGATAACTTCTTCTCGAAGGTTATCAATATAGTTTTTTGCCATTAAGACTTTGAAACCGTGAGCAAGTTTTGCTGAACTGCTTGCTTTTTCGGATAATACAACTCCCTCTTTTACAAAGTGAATTTCAATGTCTTTTATCTCGTCAATCGTTACATAATCCTTGAAATTCCGATACAATCGGTCAGTTTTTTCGACAAGAATAATTTTTATATTTTTTTCTTTAACAAAATTAAGCATTTCGTTAAATGCTTTTCGCCCTGCCTTTTTAGCCGTTTCGCTCTCTCTGAAAACTTTTACAACAAAAATGCCGTTTTTGTCGGCATAATTTTTGAGCAATTCTAATTGAGCAGGAATTGAGAATCCCTCTCGCTCCTGCTCTTTAGTTGAAACTCTTGCATAAATAACGGCTTGGCTCATAAATTGAGTTTAGCATATTTTACGAGCATGACAATAATAAATCCGCAAATTGTGAATATTCTTTAATAAATAATTCCTCGTTATATTCATACTCTGACGGTCGAATTAACGTGTAGGTGAGTTTTCTTTTCTGCTTTTTTGCAACAGACAACCTCGCATTGTTGCGATTTTCAATATATTCAGTTGTCGGTTGTTGAATACGCATTATTCTTCTGATACCTCTTTGATGACTTTGTAGCAAGTGTGGAGAATTAAAAAACAGCCCGTGAATAATATTCCGCCGAAAAGTATAGCGGTAAAAATCTCTATATTATTCACTCTTCGCCTCGGATTCTAAGAACTTTTTTAGTCCGCTAACACAATTTGAGCGTGTTTTGCACGAACTGTCGTGTTCACAAGATTTATAACAGTCAAAGTCGGTCAAAAATTCTGCAAGTTCGTCTGTGTTCATTTTCTTGATTACTTCAATGTTTTTCATTTCGCACCGCCAATCAGTTCGGGGTTTTCGTAAATGTTGCCGATTACTTCGCATTGAGTTATGAAATTTTCTTCATTTCCGTACTCAAAATATAGTTGAGATAACGGATATACGTTATCATTCCATTTGTTGGGAAAGTCGAAGATTTCATTTTGAGATACAAGCATAAAACTTCCTATTTCGTTTTTAACTTGATATCTATAAACTTTTTCAGAAGTGACATATAAATCTACAATATCACCCTCAAAAATGAGTTCGCCTTTTTTATCTTTCAAGCCTGAGCAAAATTGAAGTTCTGAATATTTACCCATATATAAATTTGAGTTTTCTGACAATGGAAATATTAAGCCATTATCAAATCCGTCTGTTCCTATTTGCATTTCAGGTTTGTCAAAATAACTAAACTTTTTAACTAAAGTATTCCACACTCTAACCTTAAATCTATCTTGCATTTTCCTGCTCCTTTGCTTTGTTGATGATGTCCTTTATGTCTTTTTTCCAACAAAAATTACAGTCTAACTCTAATCCATCTTGTTCACGACATATATCACATCTTTTATCAAAATACCTTTCAATCTCATCAAGTGCATTTTCGAGTTTTCTATTTTCCGTTGTCAACCTTATTGATTTTTTCGCAAGGTCGGCAATCATTTTAGTATCTAAATGCTCGAAGTATCCACCGTTAAATGGCTCAAGTTGCTCGTCTTGATATTTTACAAGTTCTTCAAAAGTAAAGTTTTCGCTTTTTAAAGTTTCGCACTCTTGCTCTTTTTGCTTATAATCTTGTTTATATTGGCAAATCTTACAAGGGTCATTATCCCACCCCTCAATGGGAGTGCTGAAAAACATATCGACTTCGCTCTTTTGCATAAGTTGTGTTTTTAATTTTTTATTTTCTTCAAAAGTTTCTAAATAGTCATTTGCAAATTTTTCTGCGGACTTATTAATAATAGTTTTCAGTTCTTCACACTCTTGTTCTTTAGCTTGGAGTTGCTCTTTCAATTTTTCAATTTCAAAAGCACTATCCACGTCAACCGTTTCAAGCGGTTTTGCGTTAATTATTTCAAGCAATCGCTTGTTTTCTTGTTTTACTTGTTCAAGTTGTTTGAAGTAGCAATTATTCCATTTTTCACAATCGCAAATCACCCCAAAACCTGTTGCGTGGCAACACTCACACTTTTGTTGATTATCACGCTCTAATCTAAAATCGCATTCGGTTACGTCTATGTCGCCAATTATAATTTTATATGTCATTATTACCGTCCTTTGCTTGCTATTCTTGATTTGTAAGATATTCGGTAATATCTTCCCAATTTTCGCTACACTTAATTAAGAGATTTTTTTGTTGGTTTAATTTGGAAATCAAGCGATTTCGTTTTGCGATATCTGTGTATTTGTTTGATTCTTTTTCGATTAGCGTAGTTATTGTTTTCGGGTCAAGGGCATCAAGTTCCCATGATTGTTGCCCGTATTTTTTTAAATATCCGCCAACTCGGCTATCCGTCAACTTTGCAGGGTTCGGTGGTGGATTATATTCATCAATTTGTGCCATATTTAATGCAATTCTTTTTATTTCTACGGGAGTGCCAAAGGTTAGATTTAAGCGTTCTGCTATATCTCTTGTCATATCAATTCCGCTTGGGTCATGGTCGCCTAAGTGTAAAATGACAATATTTTTATAGTCGTAATCGCTAATATCTTGAAATCGTTTAGCCGCTTCGTACATTGCGGTTTGTGAAACGTAACCACGACAAGCGAAAAAAGGAATATCAAGTTTTCTGCACGCTCTTTCTACTACACCGACAAGGGCTTCTTTTTCGACCCAACATTCAATGTGCGTGTCTTGGTCTGCTCTTGTGTCTATTTTGTACCAGCCTGCGATGTTTTCTATTGCGTCAGACGGATTGTCAAAATGGAGATTTTCTTTTAGTTGTCTTGTTCTATCTTTGATTGCACCCCAATCAATATCGCCATTTAATCTTGCGTTACTGATTATGTCGCCCAATCTGTTATAAGATTTTTGTGAATTTGGAATTAAATCTCTTGAGACAAATTGATAATATAGTTGTCTGAGCGTTAAATCAAAACCGTCTGCTTGATATTCTTCGATAATTTCATTTGCTTTTTGTATCACATCGAGAGTTGATGATTTAAACTTAATATTTTCAAATTTTTCTTTCATTTTTTATATCTCTTTATTTTTCTGCCATTTTGCTCGACCTCGGAGTTTAGATAAAAACTTTTCAAATCGATTTTTAAAATCCGAAGTGAAAACTACTCTGACTTGTCTGCCGTCGGGTTTGTACAAAAATTCCGAAAACTCTGCTCGTTGAAGGTATCTATGCATTGTAACTTCGTGATATCCGTACATCTCTGCCAACGATTTTACAGAAATTTGATTATTCCTCTTTGTCGTCATTTTTTGCCTCGGAGTGTGAACGGGTTAAATATTTTGTAATTGTTTCAATCGCTGTTTTTGTTTTTTCGTTTCGTTCTTCATCGTAAATATTTCCAACGAAAACGGTATTTTCGAGGTATGCAAAATTTTTCGGGTATTGAAGCATTTTTTCGCCGTCGAAAAAGTTGCTGATTATAGCAAATTTATCAGTAATTTCGCTTGAAATCTTTACAACCATATAGTCGCCGTGGAGTTCAAAAACATCTCCAACATTTATTTCTCTATATTTTGTTTTTAATCCTGTCGGTATTGCTTTTCCCGCTATCGAAAAAAGTGTTTCGGGGCATTGGTCAAACAAACTCGGTTGCCAATTTGCAATCTGTTCTTCTAAAGATGCTGATTCAGCCTGCTTTTTACTCAAAAGTTTGCCTTGTTCGGTAATATAATTTTGAGCATTTTTGAACGAAGTTACGTTTGACAATAAACTTTTGGCATTTGAAAATTCTTCTTTGTCAATTTCTGCTTTAATCTGCTCTTTTAAATCATCCATTACAATTTGGAAAGTTTCGTCGTTGCTCGCCTCGATAACCTTTTTCAATCTTGTAACCTCGTCGTCAACCTTTGCTTTTTCGAGAAGTAAATCTTCTTTTGTTTTTCTGTTCTCTGTCATATTTTGCTCCTATGCTTTTTCATTAATAAATTCTTTTTCGAGTTCGTCTAAGACCTTGATTTTTGTTTCGATTTCGGCAATCGAGTTTTTGTGAGAAAAAATCTCAACTTCATACTTGCGGCGGAGTTTGGAAATCTCAACAAACTCAACCTTTTTATCCAATTTCGTATAAAAATATTTCACCAATTCAGGAAAAGAATTGACCTGTAACTTGGAAAAAATAGTTGTAGTATGTGTTTTGAGTGTTGTTGGTGAAAGACAAAGTTCTTTTGCAGTTTCTGAGTAATTAACCGTTTTAATCAACGAAAACAGCACTTCCTTTTCCCGTTTGGTCAGACGATTTGAATACTTTTTGTCCTCATTTTTTTTCGGTTTGAGTTCGATAACGTTTTCTTTTTCCTCGTTATCTTTTTTTAAATCTTTTTTTAAAAATTTTGCATATTCTTCAAACGGAAAAATCTTTTTGCCGTCTTCGCTTTGAAGAACATCTCTGAGTTTTACATACTTTCTAAAACCGCTATAATTAATAACGTCAGCAGTTTTAGCGTAAATTTTTTGCATATAATTCGTCAATGTAACTGTCGCAACGCTTAATTTTTTTGCAATGTCTTCAAAAGACGTTTCACGCTTTATTTCAAATAAAATCTGAAGTTCTGTTTGGTTAAAATCAATCATTTTAACCTCGCAATCGTACGGTCAATTTTTTCAGATTTAATCTTTTCAAATTTCTCACGCATTTTTGGAAAATGATATGTAATTTCATCAATCACAACCGATACGTCCGCCATTTCTTCAAGCATATTTTGCTCGTCCTCGGTCGCAATCGCTCTGATGAGTTCGGAACATTCCTCGACAAGTTTTATCTTTTGGTGGTTATATCCGTAGTAGTTTATAATTTTTTCAAGTTTTTCTTTCATTTTTTTAACCTTTAAAAAAATGTGGGGAAATCTTTTTCCCCACGGGGGAACAATAGTGAATGTTAAAAATTTGATAAATTTTGTTTTAGATTCGCAACTGCGGCGGTGTCATAATCGGGTTCAGAAACGTTCGGTGCGGATTTTACAATTTTCAAGGTTTGCACGATAAAAACATCACCCTTCAACCAGCCACGGCAGGATATTATGTCGCCGACTTTAAACTTCGTTTTACCCCATACGATAAACATTCTGCCTTCTTTTTTTAAGTAACTTGGGCAATAAAAACAAGTTTTGAAATATCCGCTCGGTTGCTGAACGTTTTGGTAATCAATTTTGATTACCTTACAATTTTCTGCAAGGATTGTATTGTAAGAATTTCTAACCATTTTCTTGACCTTTCGTTTGCTCGATTGGCATAAAAATTTCTTTTTTTTCTTCGCCAATTTGAAAAATAAATCCCTTTCCGAACGTGCCGAAAAGCCCGTCTGCTCTTGTTCCGCAAAAGTCGCAATTATCCTCGGAATTAGTAATCATTCCGCAAATCGGGCATACGAAAATTCCGCTCGGATTTTCTTTGAGATATTCACGCTCTGATTGATAGGTTTTCATTTTTTCTTCTTGTTCTTTCCTTTTTCGATAAAATTCAACAAATGCTTTGAGATAAATTCGCCTTCGGTTAAAGGTTTGATTTTTATCTCGTCCGACTTAGGCGGATTTTTCGTCATAAAAAACCTCACTTTCGTCAAGTTCAAATTCCCTCAAAAGTCTTTTACAGACAGGGTTTCTGCTTGAGATATTATTTTTTCTGATATACTCAATCGCCTCAGTTTTTGTGCCGATTGAGTCGAGTTCGTCAACAAACTCTTCTTGTTTGATTTTTGGGGTTGGTTTGCTTTTTAGCGTGCCGTATTTTCCGTTGAGCACGTCCAAAAGGTTATCTTTAGAGAGCAGCCAACTTGAATTTGCAACTACACCTTTATCAAATTTAGGCAAACTTTTTGCGGTATAAAAAATGTTCGCAAATTTGTCCTTTAAATCCGGAATGGATTTTGAGAGTTCAATAATTTTCGATTTTTCACGTTGCGAAAGTGTTAATTCGTCCCCGAAAATTTCTTTGTATTGCTTGCAATACGCTGAAATTATCCAGCGTGTTTGTGCTGCATCTTTTTTGGCGGCTTTCTTTTCCTCGATAAGTTCTATGTTTCTGATGATTCGGTCTGAAACATAATAACCGTTGTCAATTCTGAAAAGGTCAAAGTCGTTCAGAATGGATTTAACCTTTTCTTCCTTTTCTCCGCCTGCTATCAAATATTCTTCTCCGATTTGCAATTCTTCTCTGTGCAAAAATTCCACAATTCTCCAAAATAAACCGTAACCCTCATCGCCCCATTTTGCGGTGAGTTTTTTAATTTTTTTGTCCTCGTAGGCAAAAAAATCGTGCTGAAAATATGGAATTTCGCAATCGCTTGTCTTTGGCATTTTTTGCTTTCTATTTGTTAAAACGTTCTTTGTAATGTTCAGGGTCGTTGATAAAATCTTTCATAAAATTTTCAAACAATTCTGTTTTGTTGCGAAAACCGATTCGGATTCGCTCTATATCAAAAGCGGTCGCTACGTCGGGTTCTGCTAAAAATTTGATGTTTGCTGTTCTCAAATTTTTCTCCTTTTGTAAAATTTGCACTTTAAATATGCCCCACTGGACGAATTACCCCGTCTGAGGTATGATAAAAATATCAAAATGGCATATACTAACAATATAGTCGTTCGATTATAAAAATTCAAGTCGAATGAGTATATTGTTACAAAAGTGTTACAAAAATGGATAATAATTTTCAAGAACGTTTAATTGAATTTAGAAAAAAAGTTGCCAATAGTGCAAGTGCCTTTGCTCGTTCAATAGAACAATTACAACCTGCTTACGTCAAATACGAAAGAGGAGAACGAAAGCCTGCATTTGAAATATTGGAAAAAATGGCAAGGGTTCACAATGTAAATCTTAATTGGCTTTTAACGGGTGAGGGTGAGATGTTTATGACTCAGCCGACATTGAAAGTCAGAGATGAAGATAAAAAAATTGCGTTAAGAAATTTCGGCGGAAAAATAAACAAATTGCAAACCGAAAATGATTTGTCACTTTCAGAAGCGGCGGAAATTTTGGAAATTTCAGAAGATGATTTTGTTGATTATTGCTTAAACCGAAAAAAGCCCGATATAAATATCATTCTCAAAATTATCGAAAAATTTGACGTGAATTTTGAGTGGTTTATTAAATAAAACCGAAAAATAGGAGTTTGAATGAAAAATATCTTATCTGTTGTGTTGGGGTTAGCAGGTCTTGTTTTAGGGGCATTGCCGCTTATTTTAACAGTATTATGTGTCTTTCTTTGGCAACCAATATCATATCTTAAATGTTTTCTTTTTTATGCTATATTCTCTGCGATTAATGATGCTATTATGCAACATACAGCATACTATATCCATTATCATATTCCATTAGTTTCAACTCGTACAATTTTGCAAAATAGAATTGTATCGGGTGAAGCAAAATTCTCTGAAAAGATAAAAGGAATTATTGCATACACTTTTATGATGCTATTTTTTGATAAATTGCATCTTGTAACTGCGTTGATTGTTTCTGCTATAATTTTTGGTTGTATGTTATTGTTCCAAAAATTATTTTAATTCGCCGTTGAGTGTGTTAATTTTTGTGTCGTGAATTTCTGACAATGTCGTCGTCAAATTAAAATATCGGTGGTCGATTTTCTTTTTGATTAAGTTGTGTGAATTTTCTGCCGATTTTTCAATTTTTCTGATTTCATTTTTGTTTTCGATTGCCTGACAGAATGCAAGGACTGAAAAAACAGTGTTTGCAATGCATACAAGCAATACGATATTTAAAACATTCGAGAAATATTCTCTCGCACGTTTCTCGAGATTTGCTAAAATTTCTAACATTATTACTCCAAACAGACTATATTTGTTGAATGATAGCCCAATCTGAGAACCTTGTCCACAACCTAACAGGTACTTAAATATCTTGTAAAATGCTTTAAAATGACGTTATGAATATCATTAAAACTGTCGGAATTAGGATAAAAGAAAAAAGATTGAAACTTAAACTTACGCAAGAACAACTCGCCGAATTATGCGGTCTTTCCGCTAATTATATCGGTCGGGTCGAACGTGGAACTAATCAAGCAAAATTAACAACTTACCAAAATATCGCAACTAATCTAAACTCCTCTGTCGGTGAATTGTTTAATGGCTTGTAAATTGTTACAAAATTTTGTATATTAAAAGAAATGCGTTGTTTATGTTAAGGATAAATAATGAAAATTTTTCTTTTAATTTCTGCTTTATTATTGTTTGAAACAAGTGTGTTTGCAAATGATAATTTTTGGAAGCAGTCTTATAAAGTTACAAATATGGATATTCTTAGCCAAAGAATTGAAAATCTGAAAAATGAAAATCACAGAAATTCACAAACAAATGCGGACGAAAAATTTTTCTATGATTGCAGAATAATATGTGATAACGAAAAATACTATTTGGATTTTTTAGTTTGGAAAAATGACCCGACTTGTAATGACTCTGAAATTGTTGAAAGATTGTTAAACACATACGCAAAATATATCCTCTTGAAAGAACCTGATTTCAAAAAAAATATTAAAGTTAAAATCGAACTTTTCGGCGGTTCAAATGGTGACGATTTGATAAAAGTTTTGTATGACGGGTTTGTAAAATAAGCGAGGAAATATGTATATATCACTTCCGGAAATAATCATTTTTTCAATTTTTGGCATTCTCTATTTCATTGGAATGTATATTTATGCTCAACAATGCGGACGATTTTGGTACAAAAAATATGAAGAATTAAATGAAAGTCACCAAGAACTCTATGACGAAAAATTTCTAAAAAATATTCAAAAAAATAATGAAAATGAAAAGACTTTTTCACAAGATGAAGAAAACCATAACCAATGCCAAATTTGTCATTCAACAAAAAATGTCCATTATTATGCAACTGACGGATATATAAAGAACAACGACAGCAAGACATTTTTGTCAGGTGGTTTTTATATGTGCGATAACTGTTTAAATACTTGCGAACAATGTGAATGCGGAAAATTAAAAACACCTTTTTTCCTCACTAAATACATTGGAGATGTTATGAAAAACAATAAATTCTGCAACTGCAAAGAATCACCTGACGAAAGAAAAGAACGCTTCCGTCGTGAATATCTTAAATATGAACAAAACTGTTATAAAGCAAGAAAAAATGATTAAAAAAATATTCGTACTATTATTTCTTATCCTTTTATTTGCTCCCAAAAGTTTTGCAAAACATTACTATCCTGAAAAATATTATCAAAATCAATGGTGCGGAAAATGGAATGGGGCTAAAGAATACAGACTGAAAGATAAAACCCGTGTGGACTGCGTAACAAAAAATTATGCCGTCGAGTTCGACTTCGCTCCAAAATGGGCGGAAAGTTTCGGTCAAGCAAAATATTACGCTGAAATGACGGGCAAAAAGCCTGCTGTAATTCTCATAATTGAACAGCCGTCAGATTGGAAATATTACAACCGACTAAACTCAATCGCTCGAAAAAACGGTGTAACCCTATGGTATATGAAAAGCCCCGATTATGGGAAACATTCTCAAAATACCCAAAATATCAACTACAAAAATATGAAAAAATTTATACACAAAACACTCGCTATTTAAGCAATAATGTCATTTCTGCTTATATCTCTTTATGAAAAATTATGCGTTGCATATACAGTGCATTGAAAAAATTTATGCAGTGCATATGCGGTGCATTAAAAAAAAATATGCAGTGCATAAAAAAATGCTATGCAAAATTTATGCAGTGCAATGCAAGAAAAGAAAAGTATAGTATAGAAAAGAAAAGAAAAGAAAAGAAAAGTATATTATACTATACTACGTATAGTATAATATCTTTTTGCAGAAAAAAATTTTTTTTAATCATTTTTTTGGAAAATATTTTTCGGTTTTTTGGAAAATCAGATAAAAAAGCAAAAGTGAAAATCAAAAAAAAGTTTTCAAAATAAAAAAACTGATGCGGAAATTTATCAAATTGTGGTGTTTATCTTCGGGTGGTGCGGAAATTTTTGAAATGTTAAGTTTACCCCTACTTTACCCTTACGGCTTAATGTCAACAATAGCAAGTGTTTTGACCATAAACAATTTGAAAATAAAATGTTAAGAAAATCCTTATATGTTTAAATATTAAGTTGAATTTTATCGGTCTGAAATTCATGCCACAATTTGATTTTCGGATTTTAAAAAAAATTTTAAAAAATCCAAAGGCTTTACGACTCGAAAAAAATATTGCATAATTCTATTCGGTAGCGGTTACTGTTAGGCATAACTTTATCCGTGGTAAATAAGTATATTGTCGGTGCTGAAAAGCAACGGGAAACTTTGCGACCTCTGCTTATTGATGTACCCGCTACAGATGTGTCCTTTTTAAAGGAGTATTTTTCGTGCCTTTGTTTTGTTGCAAGAAATTTCCAATATCTCAATTCGATTTGTGGCTATTAGGTGACATCAAAGGCTTTACGGCTCGAAAACTACTGCACGGTATCTGCCCAATCTGCAAACGCTCCGTCGTTACCTTAATCCAAAAAAGAACTTCCGACGGAAAAATCTTTAAAACGGAAAACATAAAAGGTCTTTCTGCAATAAAAACTATCTATCGTGAGCGAAAAAGATTGAAGTTAAAATTCGCTAACATCAACAATACCAATATGTTCGGCTACGTTTACGGTGAAAACAAAGAAATTCGCAACAAAAAAAATGAAGTCACTCAAATCCGCCAATATCGTTGCGATTTTAAATCAAATTCTAAAAATCTCTGTAAAGTTATAAAAAACTCCTAAATACTTAATTGTCTTGGGCGGAGGCTTGGCTATTCGCTCCGCTCTTTCCTTTAAAAATTCTTGCATAAACACACAACATTATCCGCACGGAGAGTGTCCGCTTTTCCACTCTCCAATTTTCTTGAAGGTTTACAAACAATGTCTGAACTCCCGAAATTAACAGCAAAACAACAAAAATTTGTCACCTGTTACGCTCTTTACGGTAATGGTGTTAAGGCTTACCGTATGGCGTACGATTGCTCTTCTATGTCGGACGACACAATTAAAACAGAGGCTCATCGCCTGTTAAAAAACAAAAAAGTTGCTCAATGGATTGCAGCACTCGAGAAAAATAAAAATGATGTCGTTAAAAAAGAATTTGAATATTCCGTTCAAGATGCGTTTTCAGAACTCAACGATTTACAGTCGAGGTGCAAAACCTCTTACAAAACTTACAATGTCGAAAAATCTTGCATAGACAGTAAATGCAAACTTGCAGGTCTGTTCAATGATGAAAAAGATAATAGTTCAGGTTCAACGGTTACAATTATGGGAAACATCTCTCTTAACAACGAAAATTTAGATTTTAAGGTCGGTGAAGAAGTTGCTTCAACTTCCCAAAATACTTAATCTCCCACAAAAACTCCTCCCTTTCGTTCTCAACTTCGACAAGTACAATTATCACTTATTGGAAGGCGGTCGTGGCGGTGGAAAATCTCACGGCGTTGCAAGATTTTTATTATTCCTTGCCGAAAAACGAAAAGTCCGTATCTGTTGCGGTCGTGAAACTCAAAATTCTATCGAAGAATCTGTTAAAGCAATTTTCGATAATCTCATCATCGAATACAATCTCGATTTCGATATTCAAAAAGACAGAATTACTCACAGAAAAACAGGCTCTGTCCTCTTCTTTAAAGGTTTTAGAGAGCAAGGCAGAGTCAACATCAAAGGGCTTGAAGGTATTGACGTTCTTTGGATAGATGAAGCACAGGCAATAACTAAGCCAACTTTAGATTACATAATCCCGACTATCAGAAAAGTTAACTCCCGTGTGATTTTCACAATGAACAGATTCGTCAGAAATGACCCCGTCTATAAATTTTGTGTCGGTCGTGAAGATACTAACCACATTACAATTCTGTATTTTGATAATCCCTTTTTAGCAAAAAAACAATATCAAGAAGCCGAAATTTGTAAATCTAAAAATATCGCTGAATATGAACATATTTGGCTCGGTAAACCCCTCGCTCAAGCAAGCGATTTCTTAATCCCGTCAACTAAAATTGATGAAGCAAAAAACCTTACCTTCAACAACGAAGAACACCCTCAAAACTCCGTAATGTCCGTTGACCTCTCCGCTTCCGGCGGTGACCTCTGTGTCGCAAAATTATTCACTCAACAATCAATTACGGGTTGGCTTGAGTCTCAAACAACAACTTGGTCTCAGCCCGATACCGACATCACAAAAGGTAAAATTATTAACCTCTATTCCCAATGGAAACCAGATATTCTTATCCTCGATGCAGACGGTCTCGGTTATCCGATTTTCGTTTCCGTAAAAAAGGCTATTCCGAATACTATCGGCTTTAGAGGTGCAGGCAAACCTAAAAACCTCTCGGCAGGCAACCAAAGAGCCGACGGCTATATCGCTACTAAAGAATTTATCGAAAACGGTTGGCTCAAACTTACCTGCGAAAACGCTTGTCGCCAACTCGAATACTTAAAACGTGTCTACAAACCCTCAGGGTTAACCTTCATTCAGGACAAAAAAGATATTCGTAAAGAACAAGCCGAAAGCCCCGACTTCGCCGATACCGTCATGATGGCAATTTACGCTATCTCTCTCATTTATTTACCTCAAAAAACAAAAATCAAAATAGCAGTCATTCCTGCATTAATACAGATTTTGACCCCTACGAATTTTAATCAGAAAGGATATATTACTATGTGTTCAAGCCCTTCTATCCCTAAAGCAACTCAAACAGAACAAAAAGATATTGCCGCTCCGACATACGCTGATGCCGAAGTTACAAAAGCAAGTGCCGCTCAAAGACAAAAACAAACAAGACTCGCAGGTCGTGACATAAAAACCTCCGCCCGTGGTCTTTCCGATTCGGCATCTACAAGCAAAAAATCATTATTGGGTGACTAATGAACGAATTTAATCAAAAATTAAAAGGTCTTGCCGGAAGAAAAATCACTACGTCCGATTTCAAAATCAAAGATAGCAAATATAACAAAAAATATTTTGAAAATCGGAGAAATGAACTCGCTGAGATTTTTAACTCCGTTAAAGCAGACTTGCAAGAACAAGCAGATTTCTTCTCCCCTAACGCTGTAAGATTTTTGGCAAGAAATGTCAACAAACCTCGTGTCCGCAGCAAAAAAATTAAAGACAGTACAACTTTAATCGCCGTCAGAAACTTCTCAAGCGGTATGATGACAGGTGCTACCTCACCTACTCGCAGGTGGTTTAAAACAGGTTTGATGAACAAAGATGTTGAAAATAACCACGCTGTAAAAGAATGGTGTGCAAAACAGGCTGAATTAACAAGAAAAATCCTCTACGCTTCAAATTTCTATCAACTTCTCCCTGAAGTCTATGACCAATTAGGTGTTTTCTTATTTTCCTGTCTGTCTTTGGAAAGTGATTACGAAACAGTCGTTAACTTTAAATGCTTGCCTATCGGTTCATACTTCTACGACAAAGACCACAGAGGTGTCGTTGACACCGTTTGCCGTCACTACATGCAATCTGCTAAAAACTTAATCGCTGAATTTGGAGAAGAAAACGTTTCGGAAGCCGTTAAAAACGCATACGAACGAACTCCTAATCAAATGTTTGAAATTGTCCACTTCGTTGAACCAAACAAGGATTATATCAAAAATTCTCCCGTTTCCGACAAGAAAAAATATATCTCCGTATATTACGAAGTCGGAAATAATGAAAACTTTTTGAGAAAATCAGGCTTTGACCGCTTCCCCTATGTAATCTTTGAAGCAAGTTGCAACGGTGAAGATACCTATCCATCTAAAGGTCTCGGTGCTTACGCTCTTCCCGATGCAAAACAACTTATGGCTATGGTCAATGAATATGCCAAAGCAGTCAAAAAAATGGTTACTCCTGCTTACAAAGGTCCTGCAAGTCTCAAAGGAAAAGACTTGTCAGATACACCCGGACATTACAACGAAACAGACGACAACGGAAACGGTTTGACTCCCGTTTATCAAGTAAATCCTCAAGTTTTGGAACTCACTAAGGGTATCAACGAACTTCGGGAAAATATTAAGTCAATCTTCTACAACGATTTATTCGCTATGATTCTTAACACCGCTGAACGAGGAAGAACTGCTACCGAAGTTAATGAACTTAAAGAAGAAAAAATGGTTCTTCTCTCCCCTCTGCTTGAACAAATCCACACCGCCCTTAAACAAATCCTTGAATGGATTTTTGAAGAAGAAATCAGAACAGGAATTCTTCCCGAATATCCCGAAGAATTACAAGGGCAGGAAATAGAAATTGAATTTGTTTCAACCCTCGCTCAGGCAATGAAAGCACAAAATATTGCAAGTATGGAAAGATTTACCACTTTCGTCGCAAATATGGGACAGGCAATAGACCCCGTCCTATTGAAAAAAATTCAAGGCGAAAAAATGATTGACGATTATGCCGACTTCGCAAACATCGACCCCTCTCAAGTTACTCCAACCGAACAGGTCGCTCAATATCGTGCAATGCTTGAACAAAAGCAACAACAACAAGAACAAATCTCCGCACTTCAACAAGGTTCTCAAATGGTTAAAAATATGGGCGGGGCTGATGCCTTCGGTGGTGAACTTATGCAAAGGCTCGGTATGTAATATGCCCGATGACGAAATTAAAGAAATAGTTAAAAACCTCTTGAACACCGATGCAGGATTTGAATTTATTGACATTCTGCTTGACAAATTAGGTGCTTTCGACAGAGGTTGCAACTTCCAAAATATTCAACAGGAATACTTCAACAGAGGAAAAAGAGAAATGGGGCTATGGCTGTTAGACCTCGTTCAAGACAGCAACTTTAACCAGTTTATCGAAATTAACAAAAAAAGGAGAAACAAAAAATGTCAGTCGAAAATGAAAACGATTCAGGATTAATCACCGATAATAACCAAAATCTCGGTGCTTCAGATGAACAAAATATTCAAAATGAACAAGTTATTCCCAAAAATAATCAATCGGTCGAACAAAATCAAAATAACGAACAAAATCAATATCTCGGTTCTCCCGAAACATACGATTTTAAAGAAGTAAATCTTCCCGAAGGTTTCCAATTAGATAACGCTCTTGCTGAAAAATTCGCCCCCATCGGCAAAAAACTTAATCTCTCTCAACAAGGTGCTAACGAACTCGCTAACCTGCTTATCGACTTTCAACAATCTCAAATGGCTAACGCTAACGAAAAAATTGCTGAATATGAAAAACAAAAAGCAGCAGCAACAAAGTTAAGTTACGAAAAAATGTTGAACACAGACAAAGAAATTGGTGGCGGTGATACAACCAAAATGAATGCGTATCTCGATGTCGCTGACGTTGGTTATAACTCTTTCGCAAGTTCGGAACTCAAACAGGTTCTGTCTCAATTTAACCTCGACTATCACCCTGCCGTTATCAAACATTTCTATAAATTGGGCAAAATGTGCGGTAACGACAACATTCTTCAAACAGGTAAACCAACCGCTAAAACAGACCCCGCTGACGTTCTCTACGGAAACAAAAATGATTAGTATTTAAAAAGAAAGGACAAAATTATGGCAACAGTAGGTAACACTTTCCCCACTCTTAAAGATATGTATTCTCAAATGGAAGGTGACGGCAAAGTTACGGCAACAATTATTGATTTATTCGTTAAGTCAAATGCTATTTTAGAAGATGCGGTAACTCTCGAATGTAACAACGGAACTTCCCACAAAACTACCGTAAGAAACGGTCTTCCCGAACCTCAATTCAGAAAATTCTATCAAGGGGTAAAATGCCAAAAAGGTGAATATACCCCCGTTGAAGACGACACCGCAATGCTTGACGATTATTCTTTAGTCGATAAAAAACTTGCGGATTTGAACGGAAACACAAATCAATTTAGACTAAATGAAGCAGAATCACATATTTTGGGTATGAATAACACCGTCCAAAAAAATATCTTCTACGGTAATAAAGGCAAAAACGCTGCCGCCTTCGACGGTTTGGCAACAAGATATAACCAAATATCATCTGATGAAAATGATATCGGCTATCAAGTTATTGATGGCGGCGGTACAGGTTCTGACAATACATCAATTTGGTTCGTTACTTGGGGCGACAAAGCAACTCACCTTCTCTACCCGAAAGGAAGTAAAGCAGGACTTCAACACGAGGACAAAGGTCAAGTAACCGCCGAAGATGCTGACGGTAATAACTATGAAGCATATCGTGACTATTTCTCTTGGGATATCGGTATGTCCGTTAGAAACTTCAAAGGTAATGTTCGTATTGCAAATATTGACGTTTCTGACTTAGACGGCAATAATGCCGCTGACTTGATTAATGGTTAAAGGTTTTTACAGAATACCTGAAATCGTTGCAAGAAGCGGAAAAACCGTTTGCTATGTTAACAGAACTATCGCAACTTTCTTGCATTTACAGGCAATGAACAAATCTAACGTGAACTTGACGTTGGATAAAGATGCTTTCGGTAAGCCGATTGTCAACTTCTTGGGTATCCCTGTTAAAACTGCTGACCAAATCCTTAACACAGAAGCAAAAGTTGCTCAAAAATAAACTATACTTAAACGAGTCGGCGGAACTCTAAATCCGCCAATGTTTACAAAACAAGGAGATTTAAAAATGTTATACGATAAAGAAAATATGTTTTCCGACAATCAGGCAATTACCGCTGATGCCGCTTCAACTAATGTACTTGAACTTGCAAAAGGTCCTATCAAAGAAGTCGCTTTCGGCACTCCCATTCCCCTTCGCATTCAAGTAACAAAAACGTTTACGGGTATTACCTCTGCAAGCACTCTCGAAATCAAAGTGCAAACCGATGACAACGAAGCATTTTCTTCACCGACTGTTTTGGCTACATCAGGTGCAATTCCAATGACTGACCTCATAGAGGGTTTCGTCGCACCCGTTAATTACCTTCCGAAAGGAAATCAGGGCTTTATGAGATTATACTATGATGTTACTCTTAACGCTTCTGAAACTGTTACTGCCGGCAATATTACCGCTGGCATTGTCGCTTCAAACGGCGGTTCTTACCACGAAATGTAATACTCTCAAGCAGGGCTTTTGCCCTGCTTTTTCAGAAAGGAAACATCAATGAAAGTTAAAGTAATTAAAGACTGCTATTACGATAATGAATATATCAAGGCAGGAAGAATAATCGATTTAAAAGAAAAAAAACTTCCCTCTTGGGCAACCCTCGCTGACGGAATTGCTACTGCAAAAAATAAAAATAAAACAACAGGAATCGAACCTTGCGCTAACAATATTCGCAAACCTGAACAAAATACCGAAAATCAACAAACCGCTAATTCTCCCGAACAACAACCCCTGAAAATAGAACAATCCGAAGAACTCTCAGATACTCAGAAAGAACAATATCTCGATTTGCTCATAAATGAAGCAATGGAACAAAATATTTACCTCGATGATGCTGACAAAAAATCAGTTTCCGAACAAATAACAGAACTCGAAAAACTCTTGAAAAAGGAATAATAATTATGTGTATTATCTCAACAACTGTCGTTGGTACTGCACTATCTGTAATGGGTTCGGTTATCAGTTCTGCACTTACTTCGGCAGTTACTTCCGCTGTTGCTTCTATGTCTGTTGGGTCAACTATTGCGGCAATCGGAACTGCAGCAAGTTTGGCAGGTGGTATCATCGGCGGTGTTTCTTCCTATCAGCAAGGAAAAGCCGCTCAGGCTCAATACAATTATCAAGCCGAAGTCGAAAGACAAAATGCAAAAATTGCTGAACAAAATGCCGCTCAAGTTCGGCAACAAGGCATTGAAGAAAGTCGGCTCACAAGAATGAAAACCGCTCAAAAAATCGGTCTGCAATCTACCGCTATGGCGGCTAACGGTGTCGATGTAACTCAAGGAACTTCTGTCGATGTTATTGAAGATACTGCCGCTATGGGTGAATTAGATGCGCTTCAAACAAGTTACAACTATGAAACCAAAGCAATGCAATATGACCAACAGTCAAATAATATGCTAAATCAAGCAAACATTGACGTCATATCGGGACGAAATGCATACAGCGCCGGTCGTATGAATGCCCTTGCTTCAGGTCTTAACGGAATTTCTAAATCTACTCAACTTGCTCAAAAATGGTATGGGTACGGAGGAAAAAACAATGGCAATCTCTAAAACAAGAATTTTTAATATGGCTTTGAACGAACTCGGTATCTCCGCTCCTATCGCTAATGCTGATGCTCAAGATGATACAAGAGCTATAATTTTAAACAACTTCTATGAAAATGCTCGTGACGAAGTATTAAAAGCGTTCGATTGGAACTTTGCCGAAAAATTCAGAAGTCTTACTCCGACAACCGAAAAATGTCTTGACCCACGCTTTAACTACGTCTATGACTACCCAAATGATTGCCTTTGCGCAAGAGAAGTCTATATAAAAGACGGGGACGGTAAAAAGAAAAAGTTTAAGCCGTCTGCTAACGAAGATGGCTCTAAAGTTATTTTAACTAATCATCACGCTATCATTCTGAAATATACAAGAAGAATTGAGAACGAAGCATACTTCGATGCCGAATTTGCAAATGCTCTCGCTTTATATCTGGCAAGTCTTGCAGGTCAAACAATTACAGGTTCGGCTGAAAGAGCAAATAATGCTCTCAAAAAATATTATGACAAAATTCGTCAATCTCAAATCTCTAACGCTCAAGAAGGTCAAGAAGTTGATTCGGACAATTCAACTTATTTAGATGCAAGGTAATAAAATGGGTCACACAAGAATTTCACAAATGTCTTTTTCAAGAGGAGAAATCGCTCCCGCTCTCCAAAACAGAACTGACATTGAACAATATTCAATATCTCTGAAAACTCTCAAAAACGGTTTTGTTCATCAAGAAGGTTGTGTCAGCAACCGCTCAGGTTTTGAATTTGTCGGTCAAGTAAAACAAGACTCATTCCGTTCGTCTTTAACTCAGAACAAACTTACATCATTGAAGCAGGTGAAAAATATTTCAGGTTTATTCAAAACGGCGGTTATATAGTCTATTCTTCAGGTGAACACGAGGGCGAAATCGTAGAAATTGAAACACCTTACATCGAATCGGATTTGCAATTTCTGAAATATGCTCAGTCTGCCGATATTCTTACAATAACACATCAAAACTATCCCCCTAAAGAATTGGCAAGATACAATCACGATGATTGGCGTTTATCTGATATTCTTTTTCAAGCACAAATTGCTCCGCCTTCAAATGTTACGGCAAGATTTAACAAAGCAACTCCAACTTCAAATCAAAGAACCTACACATATCTCGTTACTGCCGTCAAAAACGATACCTACGAAGAATCTGTCAGAAGTGCTACCGCAAGCGTTGTCGCTCACAGAGAAAGTCAATGGGAACAGGTTGACATCTCTTGGCAAGTTGTTGAAGGTGCTTGCGAATACAATGTATATCGTGCCGTAAACAGCGTTTTCGGATACATCGGAACTTCTCAATCAACCTCTTTTACCGATGACAATATCGAACCCGATATGAATGAAACTGCTCCTATGGGAAAAAATCCGTTTGAAAACGATAACAACCCCTCCTGCTGTGCTTATTTTCAACAAAGAAAACTTTACGGCAATACGGTAAATTCCCCTCAAACAATATACGCTTCTCAAACTGCAACTTCTAACAACTTCAACTACTCAAGACCTCTTGTCGCCTCTGACAGCGTTGAAATGGTACTCGCTGACAGAGAAGTAAATGAAATAAGACACTTAATCCCTTTCAAGGATTTAGTCGTTTTAACCTCAAACTCTGAATACAAAGTCAACGGTTCGGACGGGGTCTTTCAGGCAAATCCTATGCCCGTTGCCGTCATTCAATCTTGTTACGGTTCAAGTCACGTTCAACCTATCGTTTCAGGTTCAATGGTTCTCTTCGTCCAATCCGGAGGTAGTGTTCTGCGTGATTTGGGTTTTGAATACCTATCCGACGGATACGACGGGGACGAACTCTCGCTCTTTTCTTCGCATCTTTTTGAAGGAAAGGAAATTATATATATCGCTTATGCAAAAGAGCCGTACAGGCTCGTCTATGTCGTTTTTAACGACGGTTCGGCAGCAGTTCTCACCTACAACAAAAAACAAAAATTGTGCGGTTGGGGAAGATGGGTAACTAAAGGTAAATTTG